GGCTCCATTCCGAAAGTTTCGCGTGAGCCGAGGGGGTCATTTTGACTTGGGGGGGGTATCGCGCGGCCGCCTATGGAGGCGGTCGCCAGGGCGGACTTCGCCGAACGCTGAATCGCGCGTGCCCCGCGTGCGGTCTGGCGATGGTGCTTACGGACAAGCCGAAAGCCGGAGCCGCATCGCTCTGTGCCTCATGCCGGATCGAGCATGTGGCGATTCCTTGCGGCGGTTGCTCCCTTTGGGTCGTCCCGACCAGCGCGAATCGGCCCTGGTTCTGCGCAGACTGCCGTCGGGAGCGTCGTCGCATACGAGACCGACAGCGCGATTGGATGGAGCGGGCGCGCAGGTTTGGGTCGACGACGACGGATCTCACAGGTATGGCCGTCGCAGAAATGAAGGCCTCGGCGCAGACGTGCGCCATGTGCAAGACGCGCCTGAACGACGAGAAGCATCTTGATCACATCGTTCCTCTGGCGATGGGCGGCACTCACACCAAGGCGAACGTGCGCGTCGTCTGCAAGCCTTGCAACCTCGGTCGCCCGAAGGATGGGCGCGATGTCACCTGGCAGACCGAACTCTGGCAGGTCGCGTGACCACTCCGAACTTGACCGAGGACGTGCTCGCGCAGTTCGAGGCGTCGAAGGAGCTCGTCGCGGCGCTCGAGGAGGCTTGGGCAGATGAAGGCCACCCACTTTTGACGGAGGGCGGCGCGACAGGCAAGGCGCTCGTGCCGCATCCCCTCGTGAAGATGCTGGCGGAGGCGCGGCGGGATGTGGCTCGGTATGCACGCCAACTCGGTCCGAAAGCGAGTCGTGGCCCGGCGCCGGCGGCGGTTGTGCGCGCGAAGATTGGTAAGGCGCCGAGCTCGAAGCGTCGGTTGAAGGCGGTCGGCGAGTAGCCACCGCGGTTCGGAGGCGGCCGCGTCGGCGCGCGGCGTGGCGGAGCTATGCGACGGGGACGGACGGCGTCGACTTCGCGCGGTTCTGCGAGCAGTTCTTGGAGCAGTCGGTGGATGAGTGGGCGGGCGAGATGTTGAGGCTCGAGCCGTGGCAGCGCGAGATTTTCGGCGAGGCGATGGCGTGGGACAAGGATCAGCGTCCGGTGTGGCGGTCGGTCGTGATCGTCGCGCCCAGGAAGAACGGGAAGACTGCGATGCTCGCCGCATATGCCGTCTACCGGTTGGTGACCAGCGACGGATTCCCTGAGATCCTGCTCGCCGCGAGTTCGGATAAGCAGGCTGACCGACTTTTCCAGGCGGCGGCGAACTACATCCGCCGGTCTGAGGACTTGTCCGCGATGTGCCGCGTCCGCGACCACATCGGAGACATCGCGCTCCATAACGGCGAGGGGCACATCTACCGCCTGTCGTCGGATCCGCAGCGGTTGCATGGCTACAACCCGAGCCTGGTCGTGTGTGACGAGTTGGCGCAGTGGACGACGCCGAGCCTCAGGCGTGCGTATGCGGCGTTGACGTCTGGTGGTGGTGCGCGGAAGGCGCCGCAGGTGTTCACGATCACGACGGCCGGCGAAGCCAGGGATCGGCATGACTCGATCCTCGGCCACATCATCGACGGCGCGATGCAAGACGGCGACGTCGAGGTGCGGCCGGGCCTCGCGATCGCGCGGCACCGCGAGGCGCAGATGCTGGTCTATAACCATGAAGCGCCGACGGATGATCCGCGGGACGTGGCGGCGATGAAGCTCGCGAATCCCGCGTCGTGGATCTCGAAGGAGTATCTCGCGAAGCAGGCGGCGAACCCGGAGATGACGCGCGCCCAGGTGTTGCAGCTGCATGGGTGTGTGTGGGCGGCGGGGCAGGCTCACTGGTTGCCGAGCGGCGCGTGGGACGCGCTGGAAACGAGGGAAGGGTGGCCGACGGATGGCGAACGGGTTGTGCTCGGTTTCGACGGGTCGTATAACGGCGACTCGACTGGCCTCGTCGGCTGCACCCTCGACGGCTACGTGTTCGTCGTCGCTGTGTGGGAGCGGCCGGATACGCGCGGCGAGTGGATCGTCCCTCGTGACGCGGTGTGTGATGCTGTGGACGGTGCGATGCAGCGTTGGCAGGTCGTCGAGTTGATGTCTGACCCGAACGGGTGGCACCGAGAAGTCGCCGAGTGGGAAGCCGCGTATGGCGAGCCGCCGGTCGTCAGATGGAACCCGAAAGCGATCCCCGTCGTGTCGGCGGCTTGTAGCCAGTTCTATACCGCCGCGACGACTGGTGGCCTGTCGCATGATGGGGATCGTGGCCTCGCGCGGCATCTCGCGAACGCGACGGTGAAGGAGACGCCGGACGGCGCGTTTATCACGAAGGACGGCAGGAACAGTCCGCGGAAGATCGACCTTGCCTACGCCGCCGTCATCGCGTACAGCCGCGCGATGCATCATGCTCAGCAGCAGGGCGGCGGGTATGACGTCCTGTCTGACGAAGATTTCGCGGCGGCGCTCGCGGAGTGAGGTGGCTGCGTCGATTCTGGCCTGGCCGTCGCCGGGAGCTTCGCCATGTCCGTCTCCACGTCTTGCATGAGGGCAGCCAGACCGGCGACGTGACGTTGGAAGGGTTCGAGGCGTCGGAGCGCAGGGATTGGATCGTTCTCGAGCGCGCCGTGTTGATCGAGCATGACGGGTCTCGGCGGCATCTTCGCGGCCCGATCGACATCCCCCGCGGCCGCGTGATCCTGCGGGAGCATCTCATCGCTGTGGCGTTGCCCGAGTTGCCGTCGTTCGTCGGGGAGTCGGCGTGATCGTGCGCACGACTGCGGGTGACCAGCCGATCCAGATGCGAGCGGCGGTCGATGTCGTCACGCCGGGCTCGTGGGACGCGCAGATCATGTCGGCGCTCGGGATCACGCATTGGAGCGGGCAGACGGCGTTCGGCCTTGGCGCGCTCGAGCGGGCCGCTGTCGCCGCGGCGGTGAAACTGATCAGCGAGAGCGTGGGGTGCATGGTGCTCCGCACGTATCTCGGGCCGGCGATGGACCGCCAGCCGATCTATGACTCGCCGCAGGCCCTGCTGTTCCAGCGGCCAGCGCCGGGCGTCAGCGCGTTCGATTTCTGGTCGGACATCTCGGCGTCGGTGGAGACGAATACGTGCGCGTTGATCGGGAAGATCCGCGACCGTTCGGGCGAGATCGTGCAGCTACTGCCGCTTGACCCGGACTGGTTCCAGATCCGCGGCGGCCCGTATGACCGCGAGGTCATCGGTTGGCAGGGCGGCAAGCGCATGGACGTCACGGGCGATGTGATCGTGATCCGGTCGTGGGCTCCGAAGCCTCAGGCGGACGGCACGAGCACACTCGCGATGCACGGCCGTACCTTCCAATGGGCCGGCGCATATGAGGAGTACCGGGGTCGCTACTTCGAGAATGACGGGTCGGTCGACCAGGTGATCGAGAACGCGCCGACGACGAAGGACCAGCGCGACGAGATGTTGAAGGGTTGGGCGCGATCGTTCGGCGGGCCGAGCCGGAAGGGCAGGATCGGCGCGTTGTGGGGCCAGGCGACGCTGAAACAGATGACGAACACGTTGCAGGCGGCGCAGGCTGCCGAGCTCGCTGTCACGATCGCGCAACAGGTCGCGACCGCGTTTCGTATCTACCCAGCCTCGCTGTTGTATGCGGAGCAGCAGCCGCATCGCGAGCCGAACCTCGAGTTCATCCGCGGCCAGTTCTACAGCTTCACGCTCCATCCGCGGCTGCGCCGGATCGAGGAGGCGCTCTCAGCCGACGTCGAGCTGTTCCCCGACCCTGATCTCTATCCGATGTTCGACACGGCCGACTTCTTGCGCGCCGACCTGGCGACGCTGTCGAACGCGACTCACAACATGCGGCAGGACGGGAGTTTGACGCCGGATGAGGAGCGCGCCCTAGTGATGGGCCTGCCGCGATTGCCAGGCGGTGTCGGTGAGCACGTCCAGGAAACGCCCGTCGGCGGCGCGCCCAACGCGACGCCACAGCCGCCTGTTGCTCCATCCGATTCGACGCCGCCGGCCGCGCTCAACGGCCACCGACAGGAGGTCCCCGCATGAGCCGCGACAAGTCGTACCCGAACGTCACGCGCCTGGTCATGGAGAAGCCGTGGGCGATCCTGCCGGGGCACCTCGCAGTCATGCGCGACCTCGTGTTGATGCGCGCAGACGGCGTCCACCTGTCCGACGAGGAGAGCCAGCAGCGACTCGGCGCGGCGCGGCCGAACCGCGGCGCGTCGCAGGCTCCCAAGAGCGTCGCGGTGATCCCGATCCACGGGTCGATCGTCCCCAAAGCGACGATGTTCACCGACATCAGCGGAGCGACGTCTATCCAGGATCTCCGCTCGATGTTCGCGGACGCGATGAATGATCCCGATGTCGGCAGCATCGTGTTCGACGTCGACTCGCCCGGCGGGCAGGTCGATCTCATCCCTGAGTTCGCGGCTGATATCCGCGCGCAGCGAGGCCGGAAACCGATGCTGGCCGTGTCGAACACGATGATGGCGAGCGCCGCGTACTGGCTCGCGTCGCAGGCGGACGAGGTCGCCGTATCTCCCTCGTCGATGACGGGGTCGATCGGCGTGTTCGCTGCGCACGACGACCTGTCCGCCGCGATGGAACAGCTCGGCGTGAAGACGACGTTCATCAGCGCCGGCAAGTACAAGACGGAAGCCAACAGCGCCGAGCCGCTCACCGAAGAGGCGCGGGCGCATATCCAGAGCCTCGTCGACGACGCCTATATGGCGTTCACCGGAGACGTCGCGAAAGGCAGGCGCGTCACCGTCGCCGACGTCCGAAACGGGTTCGGCGAAGGCCGCGTTTTGACTGCGAAGGCTGCCGTGTCGGCGGGTCTTGCGGATCGTGTTGCGACGCTCGAGCAGACGATCAGCCGCGCCGCGAGCCAGGCCGCGCCGGTCGGCAGCGTCGCGGCAGCCAAATCGGCGGATGAACTCCGCGCCGAGATTGGGTTCACGCCCATTCCCAAGAACGAAATCGAGGCCGCCCGTGGCGACGCCTCGTTCGCAGACCAGTTGGAAGCCGTGCTGTGCATGGCGGACGCGCTGGTCGCCAAAGGCCGCCCGTTGACGGCGGCGAAACGAGGCCGGCTTGAGGCGCTCGGTGAGCGCATCACGAGCCTGGTCGCGGTGAACGAGCCCAGCAACCCCGACTTCGACCTCGAGGTCAGGGCTGCGGCGATGCGCGCACGAGCACGCATCGCAGCCACGAAGCTAAGGAGCAGTTGAGATGGATCCGAAGATGGAAGCTGCCGTCAAGCGGCAGCGGGAAGCCCACGCGGCGATGCTCGAGGCCGCCGACGCCGTCGAGGCGCTGATCGGCAGCGACGAGGGCACCGCCGACGAGCGGAAAGCGAAGCTCGAAGCGGCCGAGTCACAGTCGAAGATCGCGCAGCAGGCGTTCGACATCGCAGAGCATGAGGTCGAGACGCTCGAAGGGATCGGCGCTCAGCGCGCACGGATGCCGCGCGACCTCCCGCCCGCGGATGGCGAGAACACGAACGCGACGCGCGGCTACAGCACCATCACCGTCACGAGCGAGGAGTCGACGTATCGGCCGGGGATGCACCGGTACGGCTTCTTCAAGGACCTGCAGGGCGTCAAGGGCGGTGACAGCGAGGCGCTCCACCGCCTGGTGAAGAACGAGCGCGAGTTCAACGACAAGCTCGCGAAGCGGTTCCCGTTCTACACGACAGGCCGGATGCAGGCCGCTGGCGTGAACCAGACGTCGGGCACCGGCGGCGAGTTCGTGCCGCCCGTGTGGTACGTCGACCAGTACGCGCCGCTGCTGCGCGCTGGTCGGCCGTTCCTGAACGCGCTCGGCACGAGCGAGCTGCCGCCCGACACGAATAGCCTGAACTTCCCGAAGATCACGACCGGCTCGTCGGTCGCGGTGCAGACGGACGGGGGCGCCGTGTCGAACACCGATCTGGCGACCACCAGCGTGACGGCGCAGGTGCAGACGGAAGCTGGTCGCACCGTCGCGTCGTACCAG